GATTCCCTTGCCTTAGGTAATAGTCCTTACATCCCTCAATCGGAGATTTTTAACCCGAAACAAGCACGTTACAAGAAATTTGCTAAAAATGAGCGAGCTTAGACAGGAAAAGTTGAAGAATATGAGGAAGAACGGAAATCAAGATAATGTACCAAAGAGTGCTCCTAAAAAGAGTCCTCCTCCACAACCTAATGTTGATTTCGTTCACCAGTCCCTAGTTGAAAAGTTATACCCTGCTAGTATTGTTGACTTAGCTAAGGATAAACTTTTGTCGATGAAAGCTGAAGCTCACACATCCAGACTCATGGAAGTATTGGAAGTTGTCGGTGCGTTAGCTATTACTCTACCTGCTTTGGAAACTCCTGCGCAAGTTGCAGCTCAAATTGTTTTGTCGTTGAGAGCTTTAACAACTGGTAGTCTTTGCGAGCAAATTTTAGCTCAAGAAGATACTATTAAGTGGTGCAAGGATCTGTTCGGATATAATATTTTTGAGCAGCAAGCAGCAATTTTTGGGGAAAAGACGCCTACTGGTGTTGAATGGTTAAGCAAGATTCCCGATCTTCGAAAGAATTGGGATGCTGTCCGTAATGCGCCAATGTTTGGAAAGATTTCTGCTCTTATTTCAGTAGCAGCTTCTGTTGGATTATGCTCTGTAACTAACCTTAAGTGGTCTGTGCAGGGTGTTGATCTTTTCCGCGTGGGCACTGTATCGAAACATAGTACAGCTATTGATTTAGTCGGAGCTGTTTTGGACACCGTTGTGTATTTTATCGAAGGTGGCTATGAATGTTTCAAACAAAAATCCTTTAGTCCTTTGTTTTTCACTAATGATGATAGTAAAGCCTTAGATGAATTGTACTTTCCTTTGTTGGAATTGCATGAACATGCTATGGTTTTTAATCTACATGAGAAGAAAGTTACAATCAAGGGAGAGCTTCGTACAATTAATGATATTGAGTATAGTCAATTATTGGATGAGGCTCTAGAATTATCTGAGAGATTATTTAAGTCTGCTAAAGGTACCTGGCAACAAGGGTATCTAGAGAAACGTATTGATGTTCTTCGCAAAAATCGTGCTGCTTATCAAGCTAAACGAATTGATGGTTCTATGCGTTTTGCTCCTTTCACTGTTTATGTGTGGGGAGATTCTGGTCGTGGTAAAACTACTATTGCTCAAGTTGTAATGGCTGATTGTTTGGCAGCCTCAGGTGTTGATCCTGATACCAAAAATACTGCTATCATTAAGGAATCTGACAAGTTTGACTCTTCGTTAAAGGGACATACTACAGGAATCTTTTTTGATGATCTTGGTAATACCAAATCCGATTTCTTGGATAAGGCACCTACAGAACGTATTATTGATATCAACAACAATATGATTACTTATGCGAATAAGGCTGATCTTCATGAGAAAGGAAAGATTGAAATCAGACCTAGAGTATTTGTGATCACTTCAAACGCTCCCTTGGCTAAACATGCGAATGTTGGATCTATTTGTCCATATTCTATTGTTCGTCGTGCCGATGTTCATTTGGAAGTAGAAGTTAAGAAGGAATTCGCACTTCAGGACGGTCGTCTTGATAGTGCTAAAGCCCTTGAGACTTTCCCAGGAGATTCGTTAGTGAATGATATTTGGGACTTGCAAATTTACACACCTTTGGAGAAGAAAGAAGGTGGGGATAATTCTCATTTACGTCACATTGATGGTGTCAAGGAAAATAAGCCTAGAACCATTAATCAGACCCTCCGTTTTTTGACCACCAAATGCAAGAAACATTTTGAGAATCAGCGCAGATTGATTAAGAAGGGAGAAGGTCTTGTTGCCTCACGTAGATACTGCAAATCATGCAATTTAGCTCATAATCTTTGTGAATGTGAAGCTACTGCAGGGTTGAATGAATTCTGTCGTGAAGTAAGTGATATTGTGGGAGATGCAGACGAGAATGATTTGGAAATGCCTCCTCTTTGTAATCGCGATGATGAAAGTGATTGTGAAAGCAATGATGAAGATGAAGGTGAGCAACAAGCTTCTTTGGAAGAATCCTTTGATTTTATCAAGGATCAATTTGAAATTATGGGAGCTCGTGTATCCAATTTCGTGGGAAAATTCCCAACCTGGTTTTTTACCAACAGATTAGTATCTGGGGCTTACATGCTTTGCAATGCCCGTAAATTTTTAACTTTTGAAAAGAAGGCTAGGAGAGGAGTTGGTTTTTCCTTATTGTCCACTTTGACTGCTTGTACTATGTTTGAACAAACTAATACTTTAATGTGTGGAGGAGCTCTTCTGGGCTCACATGCACTTTTGTATGGAGGTTTGTTAGCTAAATGGAGAAACGACCGTATGAACGAATTGCTTGCTCGTAGAGATGCAACTATTGATGTTTTTAGGTCTATTAGAGAGAGTAAGACTAAAGCATTTATTAGCATGTGTGCTATTACTGGAGTTATTTACAAATTCACTGGTATTTTCCGTACTGCAGTCGCTTTACAGCAATCTGCTCTTGTCCCTGAAAATGTTGAGGAAATCGAGAAGAGAGATACTGAGGTTAACCCTTGGGCAACAGCTGTTGCTGCTGAACTTCATGTTACTGATAAATCTGCTACTATGACGTTTGAACAAGTTTTGAACAAAGTTGAAGCTAATTTATGTCACGGAGTATTTGTTGAAAATGGTTTCCAACAGAAATGTGATGTTCTAGCCCTTGGAGGCAATACGTTCATGATGCCTTTGCATGTCTTCAAGAATCGTAAAGATATGAGAGCACTAATTACTCGCAAAAATCCATCTGAATTGAACTCGACTTTCAAAGCTATTGTTAGCACTAACTACATGATTCCAATCCCTGGAAAGGATTTGTGTTTAGTCAATATTGCTTCTGGAGGTGTCTTTGCTGACATTCGTCACTTGTTCCCTGATAACATTACAGCTTCTGGATCAGGC